TGGGAACAGTGTGAGGAGATGAAAAAGAACATACAGAAAAAGGGCCTGGTTTATGAATCGATCAGCAGCACAGGGGCAGAGTTTGAAAGAGAAAACCCTTGTACAAAAAACCTGTTGCAATACAATAAACAAATGCTTGCTATCTTAAAAGAGTTACACTTGTCAACGGATAATATCACAGCAGAGGAAGACGATGAACTTTGACGGGCTGCAAATATCTGGATGAATACATTGACCTTATTAGTAGTCGCAAAATACAGGCCTGCAAGGAGCAGCACCAACTAATAAAATTCGTTGAGAAGAAGATACAAGAAGAACACCTTGTAATTGACACAGAGCAAGCGGAAAAATATTTGCACCTGCAAAAGTATTTTCCTTACAAACTTTTCCCCTGGGAAGTCTTTTGTTTTGTCCTCCATAACTGCCTGTATAGACCAGACGGGCGATTGCGATTCCCTGACCTGTTTATTATGGTTGGAAGAGGGAACGGAAAGAATGGATATTTGAGTTTTGAAAACTTTTCCTTGATGACTCCACTAAATACAGACCTAAACGGGAAACCAATCAGGAATTACAATATAGATGTTTTTGCCAATTCAGAAGATCAGGCAAAAGTAACTTTTATGGATATCTATAACATTCTGGAAAGTGATACAACCGGAAAGCTTGCGAAACACTTTTACAAGACTAAGGAAATGATTAAAAACCTAAAGACAGGTAGTGAGTTAAAATTTAGAACGTCAAACAGTAAGACGGGAGATAGCAGGCGGCCTGGAAAGGTTGACTTTGATGAGTATCACCAATATGAGGACGTCAAACTAATAGAGGTATCGGAGACCGGACTGGGAAAGAAACCAAGACCACGAAAGACAATTATCAGCACAAACGGATATATCCGGGGAGCGCCTTTTGATGACCTGGTAGAAAGGTCCTGTGATATTTTGCGGGAAGTGATTCCGGATAACGGACTCTTGCCCTTTATCTGTCGGATAGATGATCCAAAGGAGGTACATAACCCGGACATGTGGGAGAAGGCTTGCCCGTCCTTGCGATATTTTCCGGATTTACAGGATGAAATGAATCGCAAGTATGCTGACTATAAGCGTGATCCGCTGCACCACAGTTCATTCATGGTTAAAAGAATGAACGTTATCGCTTCAGACAATGAGGCACAGATCACGGCTTGGGAGAACATCAAGGCATGCAACCGGGAAATTCCGGACCTGTCCGGGAAGGCTTGCATTGCTGGTGTTGACTATTCAAAGATAAATGACTTTGTGGCAGCTGGTTTATTGTTCTGCCGGGCTGATGTCTGGTATTGGCTAACTCATACATGGGTATGTAGGCAATCAGAACATTGGTCAAGAATCAGATATCCGATTGAGGAAGCAGAACAACAGGGACTTTTAACCATTGTGGATGCTGTGGAGATACCTCCTGACCTCCCAGCTGCATGGCTGCAAGAGCAAGGGGAAAATTATGAGATATGCGGGATGGCGATAGATTCCTTTAGGTATCAGTTGTTGAAGAGGGCGTTGATAAGTGCCGGATTCGATGCAGAAAAGGACGGTCGGAACAATATCCGGTTGATAAGACCGTCTGACATAATGCGAATAGCGCCAACAATTCTATCCAGGTTTAGCAATCAAGGCATTGCCTGGGGGGAAGATAATAGCTTAATGAATTGGTACACGAACAACGCCAAAACGATAACAGACACTAAGGGAAATATCACTTTCGGTAAGATCGAGCCAAAGTCGAGGAAAACGGATGGGTTTATGGCGCTAGTACATGCCGCCTGTCGAATGGATGAAATAGAGGGGTACAACGATATCAAAAAAGAAGATTTTCCGGATGTCTTTATTTTTTAGTGAAGGAGGTGAAACATGGGCCTTTTAAAAAGATTGTTTGGTCTGGAGCCTATTGTTAAGGCGATAGAGGTAAACGGAACAGAGATCAGCGAGCAGCTGCACGTGTTGGAACTGGAAAAGATAGCTATACAAACAGCTATTGGATATATAGCCAGCGCAATCAGCCAATGCGAGTTTAGAACATTCGTAGACGGGGCCGAGATCAAGGGACAAGAGTATTACAGGTGGAACTATAGCCCTAATAAGAACCAAAACAGTTCACAATTTATTTGGGAGACAGTGGAAAGCTTGATCTATAACGGGGAAGCGCTGATTATTGAGGAACGGGATCAGTTGTTCTTGGCTGACACCTTCACGACAAACGAAAACGGGATAAAAGAGAGAGTATTTGAAAATATCACCGTGGATGGTGAAACCTTGAGAAATCGCAAGGGAAAAGACGTCATATGGATGGTATTTGACAACAACGATATAAGGCCGCTTTTGTCGGAGGTTTGCCACGAATACGAATCGCTTATAGAGGAAGCTGTAAAAGGGTACAAACAACAGCATGCGGAAAAGGGTATTTTGAACATAGATGCCCGATTGCGTGGAAATTCAGAAGATGAAAGCATAAGAAACGACCTTTTGAATAACAGGTTTAAGAAGTATTTCAGTGCGGAAAGTGCCGTGTTGCCGCTGCATAGTGGATACACATATACAAGCCAGCAAAAGAACACGGTTAGAACGTCGGAAGTAACAGACGTGAAGACGTTGACAGAGGAAATCTATAACCGTGTTGGGCAGATTTTCCGAGTCCCTCCTACTCTTTTACGTGGAGAGATAGGGGACGTTGACGCAAGCCAAAAGAACTTTTTGCGGTATGCCGTCAAGCCAGTTGCAAAACTGTTAGAAACTGAAATCACTAGAAAGCTTTATGGATATGATGCCTATACAAGGGGATCATATTTGACGATAGATACATCCAGGTTAGAAGTTACTGGAACCTTTGATATGGCTGAAAAGGTTGATAAACTGATAGCCTGCGGTATGTATAGCATTGATGAAGCGAGAAGGAAGACGGGAGAACCGGAGTTGGGGCTGCCTGAAACCCAAAAGCATTTCATCACAAAGAACTATGCGGAAATTACACAGGAAGGAGGAGAGGAAAATGAAGAATAATAGATATTTTATGGCTGCGGATGACGGAGACGCCATAGAGATAGTTATCTATGGTGATATTGTAAGCCAGACATGGTTTGAAAGTGATGTTTCGGCGGATTCTATCGTGAAAACGTTGAATCAAAGCAAGGCTAAAGATATCACTGTGAAAATTAACTCATACGGTGGTGATGTCGGGGAAGCAATCGCAATTTACAACGAATTGCGGTCAAAGAGCAAGTCAGGGGCTAAGGTCACTACTATCGACATGGGTTTTGCCTGTAGTAGCGCCTCAGTGATTTTCTGTGCTGGTGATACCAGGGTAATGGCTAAGTCAAGTATGCTAATGATTCATAATCCTTTGATGTTTATTTCTGGCAATGCTAAGGAAATGAAGAAAGCAGCGGCTGACCTGGAAAAGGTTACAAAATCAATTTTTGATATCTACCAGGATGTAATCAATATTACGGCTGATGAGTTGCAGGCCCTGATGGATGACGAGTCCTGGATTGAAGCCCAGGACGCCATAGATATGGGTTTCGCTACAGAGATGGAAGAAAACACAGATAATTCATCTCAGGCGGCTGCCAGGGTCAGAAAGTCTCTTTTTGCAAAGTTCAAAGCAGAAGAGAAAAAGCCGGAAGACCCGGAAGAGCCGGAACCGGAAGAGCCAGGAGAGCCGGAAGACCCGACAGAACAAGAGCCGGAAAACCCAGACGATCCGGAAGACCCGGAAAAGAAAGAACAAACAACTGATTTGTTTGAAAACTTTAGAAAGAAAAGGAGAAAATAACAATGAAGGCTAAAGACATTATGATTACTGCAAGAGATACATTCTCAACAGAATTTCGGGCAGCGCTACAGAGTGGAGATGACAAGGCACTGGCTGCTGCGATTGCCAACTTTTCGGAGGGCGTGCAAACCTCCTTGATGGAAGATTTTGAGACCAACCAGGTAGGCGCAAGCGATAGCGCCGTGCTTGCTTCCAGAGGTGTGCGGGTGCTGACTTCGTCGGAAACAAAGTATTACAATAAACTGATTGAGGCTATGAATTCCGACAGACCGAGGGACGCAATCGCAAATATTGACGTTGCAATCCCGGAAACCATCATCGACGCCGTAATGGATGACATCGAGTCACAGTTTCCCTTACTGGATGTAATTGATTTTAGAAATGTAACGGGAATTACTAAGTGGATTTATAACACGAAGGGGACTCAGGAAGCAGTATGGGGAGCACTTGGCAGCAAGATCACGGAAGAGCTGGCGGGGTCCATTAGCTCTTTTAGCTTGGAGCAGTGCAAGTTGACCGCTTAC